GATCCACGACTTACCGACACCGCGGAAGGCTTGAATTTGGAGTCGTTTAGGACCATGTTGTAGATAGTCTGCAATCGCATATTGAGCCCTAGTGGGTGATGGTAGATCCAGTTGTGTCCAGAGAGCCTGGAGGAACAACTTGAAATCGTCTTTTAGTAGCTCTAAAGTGTTCATTTGTCCTTACGTTTATCCCGTTTTTTAATAGCTAAAGCGGTACGTCCAGTTGCCTCCAGCTTTTCACGGTACTCTTGCCGTTGTTTTTTCCGGACTCGTCGGGCTTCGTTAGCTTCAGCCCTGGTGGCGCCGCCAGCCTTTTCTACTATATTGATAAATTTGTCTTCAGTACGCCGGATGTGTTCTTTCCGGGCTTTATACTTTTTACCTTGCTCTTGCCCTTTTTTGGCTTGCTTCCGAGTACTCTGCCTTTTAGCAGCTTTGTCTTTGGCTTTAGTTGTAGATTTAGTTGCCATNGTGTNCATTNAGTAAATAATCCTCCAGCTGCACCTTGAGCGGCAGCAGATTCTCTGATCAGTTTTATACCGCCATTAACTGCTTTCATAGTCATACCACCAGCCCAGTCAAGAGCATCTTCTGCAGCTTGTACATAACCTGGTTTCTCCGTGTTCATTTCACCGAATTCAGTGCCCCAACTAGGACGGTTCTGGTTCATACCAACCGCTTCACCATATTTGTCTGCTAGGTACTTAGTGGTAGAGTCATCACGACCCTGTGAGAAGAGTTGAGTTGCAGCTACTGGTGCCAGTACTTTACCGGCTGGACCAGCTAAACCTGTTGCCTGCAGTCCTTTCTCTACACCAGCTCCCATCAAAGCACTCTTACCAACATCTATAGCTGCTTCAACACCCTGACCTTGCTCAATCTTCTGGATGGTTTCCTTGTTATACCCTTCCAGTAGAGCGCCTCCAACAGTACCAACAGGGTTATCTACAGCAGTTTTGATAAGTGGGGATATAGGATCCATAGCATTTAACTGTAGACCATCATTCATAAAGGCTTGTGGGTTCAACCTGACTTGACCTGCGGCTGTTTGGAGCTTATTCAGTTTCTTCTGTTGTCCTTTCGTAAGAGGTGTATCCCTAACAATCTGTTCAGTACCAGCTCTAATCTGTTCTGGTGTAGCGTCAGGGTTAGTCTCAATCAGTGCCCTAACTTGATTAGCAGAAGGTGTAAGGATCTGTGTACCTGCTTTCCTCATAGCAGGAGGTGTTTCTACACCTGTTAGGTTGGTATCTGGTACATCTAGAGCATCTGCCGCACCTTCGGCTGCAGCTGTCCATTTCTGTTGTCTAGGATCAGCAAGAGCAGCTGTATTCATCGCATCTTGCTTTTCAAGAGCAGTCTTAAACCTTTTAAGGAAATCAACTCCTCTCTCACCTTTGATAACTTCTAACAGGGCACCGGTCTTTTTACCACTCCAGTCACCACCGTGTGCGACTTTCCCATGCACTTCATCTAGCAATGGGATAATCTGTCTTGGGTCCATACCATGTTGACGACCCATATCCAACAAACCCTTATAGACATCATATCGGTCTTGAGGACTCATACCGAGTAGATGTTTACCTAGGATATTACCGGGAGTAAGGTGGTGACCGACTGATTTACCCTTACCTTTAGTGGCAAACACTTCCAGAGCCTGAACAGTAGCAATGTCCATGTTCCTAACCAGGTTCATGGCTTTCCAGGGATCATCAGGTATTTCAGTGATACCCAAGATATCTACTAAGACTTCAGGGGAAGTACCACCGAGTAGTTGTAGAGTCCTAGTCAACTTACCTAAACCAGTTTTACTGGCAGCAAACTCAGGAGTATTGCCAGCTTCCTGGATTTTTGTCAGTAATTCTGTATGGAACTTCGCCTTATCATCCATCAGCCCAGAGCCTTACGGGTTTTACCACGAGCACCGGACTTGGCTTTAGCCATGGCACCTTTCGAGCGTGCATCGGCTTTCTTTTTGTTGGAGGCAGAGACACCACCTTTGGTAGTAGGACCAGTGCGACCACCTTTGGAGGCACCGCCGCGTTCGTAACTAGGAGCTTTCATTTTATGTAAGAGTTAATTAGATGTTCACGGAGTCTATTGACTCCAAATTTTGCTCTCATCCAAGAGAGCCAGTGTTCACTTCCTTTGTCCTGATTACAACGTGTGCAGGCACATACTGCATTCTCTGCCACATCCTTTCCGCCACGAGAGCGAGGATGAACATGATCAATTGACAGCATAGATAGATCGTAAGATTTTCCACAGTAGATACAAGTGTAGTCAAAGTGTTCCTTAATAGAGCGCCTCCACAGGCGCTTAGCTTCTGAAGAGGTCATGGCTATTAAGTTGGAAAGATAATGGTCAGGAGTAGGAAGTAGTGGGGTCATGCGTAGCGTTTGCCATGTAATCGGGTTCGTACCATCTCGGGATCAACTGTTGGCATAATGTTTGCCAATTTGTCCAAAGGGTTACCGTCATACGCGATTCCACTAATGTCGTTGGTTTTCAGCCAGTCACAGGCTGCTTTCAGGTCAGCAGTAGATGCTTCCCCTGATTTAATACGTGATAAGAATTCCGTTGTTACGAGGTTGTGGAGCTCGTTGAACTGATTCTCTGTTGCTTTCTTTTTCATAAGCTGAAATTGCTATAATGTCAGAGCAAAGCGGATAGAAACGCGAACCAGGCTTAAACATAAAGCCCTTCTGCATTAGCTCACCACATTTGATTGCCCTTACAAGTTCATAGTCAAGACGCATCTTTTGTTCTTGTCGTCTTGCTATACCCTTGCATTGTTCTATCATGCCACCATCAAGGGGCATAGAGAAATTAAGACTAAGACCGAAGCTACCAGTCCTATGGTATTCATCAGTATGCACATCCCCTCCAGTGTAGAAGGGGGAAGCAGTCATCGTAGCACCATTACAGGAGACACCATTCTTGAAAGCTTGTCTAGAAGGGGCACCTGTATTTTGAAACTGAATAGCCTGGTTAGTCACATTGCCTGTAGCCGCAGCAACAGGGCTCGATGTGTTCTTAACTGTAGGCTCTTCTGCATAAGCAGGGGCTACTGAGAGAAGACAGACAACGAGGTAGTGGTAGCAGTTTGTTCGATGGTTTCGGTGATGTCGATTGTCTCGATCACGCCTGCATCTCGCTCCACGATTTCTAATTGAAATTGGTCTCCAGCGGTAGTTAGAGAGAATGTCGTTGAAGAATTGGTGATATCTCCGCTGGGGGTGATGTTTGTTCCAGACCATGATTTATAGTCTCCACCGTACACTTCGGTTTCAATGGTACGTTCAATATCAACGGTAGTTGTAGTCGTTGATTGCATACTACCTTGGGTGAAGTTGGGAGTCACGCTTTGAGCTGAAGCTGCCAGTGGGAAAAATAGGATAAGAAGTAGATACTTCATAGTGTTTCAGGAGGCTTTTTTTTCTTACTGTCATCCATACGGCTAATACCGTATGATGCTAGGGTACCACTGAGCAGTGATGCGACAAAGGTGGGATCCATCTTCTGTAGCATACCCATATAACTGGCTGTAAGGACGCCAGCACTCCATATCAGCACAAGAGCTTTGACAATTTCGGTAAAAAAATTGTGCATAAAGTCCTTAGTCTTTTGCATTTTTGTTCTTTTTGGTTAAGATCTTCTTGATAATGGGTTTCATTATAGAGACCAACCGTTTAAATATCGCTGTGGCGGTAAGGGTGGCAGCAACAGAAACAGTCGCGGTCGTAGCAGCCGTCACAAGAATGTCTGTTGATGGTAAAGGGACAGAGTAATCTGTGTATGGTACATCAAACTTACGAACTTCTGGCGGAAGCTGCGGCATTAAGGGAGCCCTAGGAGCCTCTGTAGGGGGCTTGTTTTCCTCTTTATGTGGTTGGACACCCGGAGGGGGTCTTAAGTCCGCTGGAGGGGCTACCAGAGGGGCATACGAGGGTATATCCGCCTTAGGTAGCTCCAACGTCGGTATAGGGATTTGGACTGGTTCTGGCATTACTGCCTCAGGGATTGCTATAGGCTCACCCAAAAAGTCCACGTTCGATCATCTTTACAGCCTCATCATCGACTGTATTATCAGTCATAGAAGCAAGCTTCTTTAACATGTCAATAATAAGGCGCTTCACTGATTCAGATTGGATAAACTGCATCAGGAGCGGGCGAATAAGTAGCATCATGATTAGGATAGAGTAANAGTACCAGAACGGACAGTACCGTCNGAACCTTTGAGTTTAAATGTAAGAGTAGTATTGTTGGTAGCTTCTACCATTAGCTCACCGTT